GGAAGATATCTACAAGGAATGTATTGGGATCCTGAATCTCTGCCGTGAAGAAAAACTAGAACAGGAATGGTTGATTGACACCACAGAAAAGTGGTGCAAAGAACGTGCTGTTTATCTTGCTCTAATGGAATCTGTAAAGATTGCTGATGGTAATGATAAAACAAAGAGTCGTGATGCAATTCCATCTATTCTTTCTGAAGCTCTAAGTATATCTTTTGATGATCATGTAGGTCATGATTACTTTGGTGATGCAGATGCTCGATATGAATTTTATCATCGCAAGGAAGATAAGATTGAATTCGATCTGCAGATGTTCAACAAAATCACAAAAGGTGGTCTCCCTCGTAAAACTCTGAACATTGCTCTCGCAGGAACTGGTGTCGGTAAGTCACTGTTTATGTGTCACCAAGCCGCTAGTTGTCTGATGGATGGTAAGAATGTTTTGTACATCACATTGGAGATGGCGGAGGAAAGAATTGCAGAACGTATTGATGCAAATCTTTTCAACCTAGATATCCGAGGTTTGGTAGATCTACCAAAACCAATGTATGATACAAAAGTTCAGAAGGTATTGAAAAAGACGCAAGGTACACTTATCATCAAGGAGTATCCTACTGCGTCTGCACACTCAGGACATTTCAAAAGTTTGTTGAATGAACTTGGGTTGAAGAAAGGATTTGCTCCAGATATTATCTTCATCGATTATCTTAATATCTGTGCCTCTAGTAGGTTTAAAGGTGGTATTGTCAACTCGTACACCTTTATTAAAGCAATCGCAGAAGAAATCCGTGGTCTCGCTTGTGAATACAACGTACCAATTGTTTCTGCTACACAAACAACTCGTTCTGGTTATGGTAGTTCTGATGTTGAACTTACCGATACCAGTGAATCATTTGGTCTTCCTGCAACTGCTGACCTGATGTTTGCATTGATCTCTACAGAAGAACTGGAAGAGATGAATCAGATCATGGTCAAACAGTTGAAGAACCGATACAACGACAACAATTCTAACAAGAGATTCGTTGTTGGTATTGACAGATCCAAGATGAAGTTGTATGATGTTGAGGACAGTGCTCAGAAGAACATTGTTGACTCTGGTCAGGAAGATGATTACACTGACCGTCTAGATAAAAAGTTCCGTAGTTTTGATGGTTTTAAGGTATGAGTAAAGTTGTAGATCTTTTTGATCCTGATACTGGTGCTAGTCTGGAAAATGTTCCCGTCGCTGAACCAGAAGTTAACGTAGACTATAATCGTTATTTTGATTTTGTAAATGAGGTGACTTCTGATGCATCTCGTTACACCGATAGTTTTATTGAACGTATTGGTGAACTTCAAGAACAAGGTGTTGATGTCCAACGTCTCTTGACTGCTGGTGTTGGTATTGGTGCTGAAGGTGGTGAGTTTACTGAGATCGTTAAGAAGATTTGTTTCCAGGGTAAACCCTACAACGAAGCAAATCGTGAACACATGATTGTCGAACTTGGAGATGTCATGTGGTATGTTGCACAAGCCTGTATGGCACTTGGAGTTTCCCTCGATGACATCATTATCCGAAATGTTAACAAACTGTCGGCGCGCTATCCAGAAGGTGCGTTTGAAGTATTCCGATCCGAGAACCGACGAGAAGGAGATATCTGATCCTGGTATCAGAGAAGCTCTAAAACAAACACTCATTGGGTTTTCTATAGATCCAAGAGTGTTAAGAAAGAAATAAATAGAGGGGAAGAACTCCCCTCTTTTTTTAATGGCTTTTGAACCATCGGAAGGATTATATGCAGGACTATCATTTGTTCCCACCAATGATTTAAATGCTGCAAAATCTGATACTGGCAAATTTAAAGACTTATATCTTGTTGCATTAGATATCCTTAAAAACAGCGACAAGATTAAAGATGGTGCTGGCAATCAAACAAGACTTGGGTTAATAAAAGAAATAGATTTATCAACCAATACAGATCCTAAGAAAGAAAAAGAAATATACAGTGATTTAGCTGGTATGATAGGTGCGGTTTTAGCTACCAGAACAAAAGCTCTTAATAATAAGTTACCATCAGCTGTTTACTTAACTGGTAATAAATGGCATTCTGACGTGGAGAAATTCAAAATTAATGCTTTTGGTATGGCGGATTACAATTCATCAGATTTAATTTTGAAGGCTGATGATACTGGTATGAGAAAAAACTACATTGGTATTTCTTTAAAGAAAAAAAGAAAACTAAATGCAGAAAGTCCCACGATGATTAATAATGCCTTTTCAAAATTTATTGAAGGTCCTG